CAGGTTCTTTGATGATTTGAACCGTATCACCTTGGGCAGAAATCTCCCCAAAATAATCTGAGTTCGTTATTTCTCCTACAACAGTACTCTTGCGGAAAGCAAGCTGTACCTGTTTGGAGTAGATTACTGGCGAAAAATTACCATTAGGTAAATTGCCGTAACCTGACGCTGATGTAAAAGCCATGATTAAATCCTCCATATAGATGTTTGGCTTAGATTTTAAGCAGAACACTTTGAAAGAGGCTAATAGTTCTAGGGTGCAAGCAGCTACACACATTGGCCTTGTGTATGCTGATGGGCCTATACTTTATTAGGTAGGTCTTATCTTAGTAGTCGGGCTTAGTATAATAAAAGCACAAAGGTAGCTAATAATAGGGCTTTATGCTTTTACTTCATAAACATAGTTATATATACTTAATCCACTATGTCAATAGTTTTTTATCGTGCACCACCAGAAACATCATAAATAAACTTACCTGATCGTATAGCTTCCATGATTTCATCTGATCTTGCTTCATATTGTTGTGCAGTCATCTTCTGTACTTGTGATTCCAGTATCTGTCCTGCTACTCCTGCATCATCAATCCTAGTGTTTCTTTTTGTCTTGACTTGAGATGCAGCGTCTTTAGTTGTCTTTTTCTTAGACTTGATGTCCATACCATTATCAACCTTGAATAGATCAATAACACGTACAACAGACCTTGGGTCATCTTGATTTTCGTACAAGGCATCCTGTACCCACTTAGGTTGTTCTCCTGCCCAAGTATGAAAGTCATCACTGTCACGTAGCTCATCAAAGTCAGGGTGAGCTTTGCGTATCTCACTCTCTGCTTTTGTGCGGTGAGTTTCAGCGTTTAGCTTATCTATCTCTTGCAGTCTCTGATCTGCTGTAGCAAACTTCTCATCTGCTTTCTTTGTAGCAATAGTTTCTACTATGCTTGCAATCTCAGGGTATTTATTAGCCCACGCTTCTATACTTTCATCTGAAGAGGGTGGACGTAGATCACCTTTTACGGTATTCTCCATCTTAGCTTTTAGTTCTTTTATTTCTTCAGTCTGTTTGTTTAAGTGCTTGCGTAGATCACTATACCGTTTTTTATAAGTTCTTTCTTCTGGAGATAGCGTTGTTTCTTCAGCTTCTGTATTGGCCTCTTTCGCTTCGGTTGTTTCTTCTTCGTTGGATTCTTCTGTGTTCCCTTCGATGAGGGCTTTAAGTTCTGCCTCATCTTTTTCTATTCGTTTCTTATTTGCGCTTCGGTTTGCTTTAGTTTGTACAAATCCTGCATTCTTTGGTGTTTCCACTTCTGTTAGTTCTGGCATTTAGTTTCTCCTTATGTTGGGGCCAGCCGTAGCTGGGTAGCCTTATAGTTATATGGATATTAAAAAGGTTTATTTTCTTCAATTATTTTTTGCGCTGCATCTTTCTCTTCTTCTGTTGGTTCTGGTATACTAGATAAATCTATCTCTGGTGGCGCAAGTTTTTCAAAGTCTATACCAGTTATATTGTCATCTGTTGGACCCTCTGGTGTTTGATAAAACGGCTGATCAGTTATTGAAGTTCCTGTTCCTTGAGTACCACCTAAATTATTATCTGTTTGTTGTGCTGCAAACTGTACTTGAAATAATAAGTTATTTGTTTCATCAGTTAGTGGGTTTCCATCTGCATCTAATCCAGATTGCAACATACTATTTACTTTGTCGTTTATTTTATTTGCTTGATTTTTAAGACTTCTCGTAGCTAACTTTTCTAATGCAAAACCACCTGCAAGAGGTAATAACATGTTACCTGCTAATTGAATAACACTTCTTTCTCCCATTGTTAGAGAACCCAAATCTTCTGATGCTATTTTAGTCATCTCTGCAGAGTATGCTCTAAAGTCTTTCATCTCCCATTTACTAGGATTTTTAGTTCTCCAAGTCTTTTCTGGGTCTTTTCCACCACCACCACCATTGCCACCACCTTCTCTTTTTTGCTCCTGTACTTCTACAGGAGTTGCAGCTTTCAGTACATAACCTTCTGGTATTTTACTTAGTGGTCTGCCATTGAAAAATATTATTTGTAGCTCTCTGCCTGTGACAGGATCAATATACATCTTGTATTCAAACCCAGTAAATATGGGGCCAGTTCCACCGAAGCCACCGTATCCACCTCCTACAGGTGCAGGTATTTCTCTACCCTCTATTGTATCTACTTCACCACCCTCTTGCATTTTTTGTGGTGCACCACCTGATGTAACTTTCTCTGCAGCTTCTTCTATTTCTAGTTCGTCATCTCTAAAGAAAGACTCTTCACCTTTTTTGATACGTTGGAAACCTTGTTTAGCTGCATCTTGTAAACCTTCAAAGAACTCTGTGCCGTAGTAACGTCTAGTAGCAGCATCTATCATAAACTCGTTAGGACTTGCCATGATAGGTATATCGTCACGTACTTCTTCTGGCATGGCTCCTACTGGTGCTGTATTACCACTAACAGGATCTTTTGTTTCACTTAGTATCTCATCCATCTGACTTTCCATAGGACGTGCAGATTTAAACATAGGTGTATTAGTCTCTTCCATTTATTTCATCCCTTAAAAATGTCAATCTTCGTAGAGCAGCTATTTCACCTTGAGCACGATACATACCTTCTAGGGTTGTCTCTTGTTCTAGTTTACGCTGTGACACCTCTATCTTATTATTAAGTACATCAACAAACCCATCCCAAAGTGGCTTATCGTTTACTAGCTTCTTTACTATCATGTACCTGTAAACCCTTGCTCACCTGGAACTGGTGCTATGCCTGTACCTATAGTTCCTCCACCTGCACCTGTAGTATCTTGTACTCCTGTACCTGCTGGTGGTGTTGGAGCAGGTTGTTGTCCTTCTTGTTCAGGAGTTTCAGGTGGTGCTACTCCTTCAGGTGGTTCTGGTGGTGTAGCAAACTTCTTGAGTATCTCAGCTTGTATAGCTGCATCACCAAGAGAGTTAGTTACTTTGTCTGGATCAAGATCCATGCTCTTAGCTATCTCACGGATTATGTAGTCGGACTTTACAAATGGTTGTAACATAGGATTAGATGCCACGCCTAAGAACTGCATGAGGCGTTGAGAGCGCACCTCGTTAGCCATAAGGCTTTCTGTACCTTGTGCTTTAACTTCTAGATCACCTTTGATACTCTCATCATAGTCAAACTGCATGTTAAATGCAAAGAATGCTCTACCTAATGGAGCAACAAGATAGTCATCTACGTTCTTTACTACATTCCGTATGCTACCGTTGGCAGCAGACATAAGCATGGAAATACCACTAGCAGTACGCCCCACACCCTGTATGCCTGTCTGACCATGTGCGAAAGATGGAAAGCCAGTTGATTCATCTGCTAGTACCCTTGCTTTATCAAATAGTTGCATGTTCTCACTGGCTACGTTAGGAAACTTCGTGCCAAAGATGCCTTGACCTGGAGCACCGCCTTGTCTACGGAACACCTTGCCAGGATACACACTCAGGTCTTGACCTGGAACTAAGTTAGTTTCATCTACCTCAATAATGAGATTACCACTTAGTGCAGCATTATCAATTGCCATACGCATGAAACCGTTCATCAGGGTCTGTGTGTCATCCATATTTTCTGCTATACCTACACCAAAGAAGGAGTAGGGGTTTAACTCATAAGGCACAGCGTAGTAAGGTATACGTGCTGGCTTAAATGGATTTAGAACTAGACGTAATACTTTACCATTACATATCCAAGCATTTACACTTAGTTGCTCAGAATCTTTTAAATCTTTTGGTATTACTACACCATGAGCTTCTAGTATATCTGTGTCAACGTAACCCCAGAACTCTAGAACTTCATAACGATATGGAGCGTTGCTGTACTGTGCATCGTCTTCCATGTCTTGTTCCCAGTATTTCTTTTCGTAGGACTCTCCTAGATCTATAGACTCATTTATAGATTCTTCTCTAAAGAAAGGTCTAGACTTTAGACCACGCATCTGTGAGCGTGTCATACGGTGACGCTCTACTACATACTCTACCTCATCCATGTTGTATGCATCAGGGTCAGGATAGAAGTTCCAAATGCTTACGTGACTTGTAGATGGTACAGTCTTAACTGTAGGATCATACTCACCGTCTTCATTCCAGTTAGGATACTCTTTGTCTATAGCAAACGGACCTTTCATAATCCCTGTGCCGAACAACGCCATCTCAAACGAAGTGTGGCGCAGTTGTTTATTAGCGCCACTTTCTTCTAACTGATCATGTATTTTCTTTTCCATCTTCTTGGCTGCAATCATAGCAGGATGGAACGTAACTGTATCTTGTGTCGTACCAGGGCCTTCAATTATTTTATCTGAAGCGTACTCTAGCGTATCCTCTATTGGACCCATACGATTCATACGATCATACATAGTCTCGCCAGGTTTAAGTTTATTGTCAGGATCAAACAACAATGTAACTGGGGGTTTTTTACCAAAGGCATCCTCTAACTGATCTTGTGCTTGCTCAGTCTGTGGATTGATACTGATGTGCATAGACTCAGCTACGCCCTCTGGTAGTGTTGTAGGATTAACTGTAAGGGGGAAACGAGAGCTACCAAATAAAACATCTACTATCTGCCCATACGCAGCAAGAGTTTTAGTCTTAGTAACTTTTATAAATACTCTAGACTTCTCAGTTTCAGTGAACTGTACGTCTGAGTTGTATAAGCCACGATAGTTTCTATAGGCACGTAGCCACCTATTCTCATCTGCAAATCTAGCATCTTCTGCACGTTTAAACTTAGATGTAACAAATGCTACGACACCTTGTGCATCTAGTTCATCGCTTTCTTGAATGACAGAAACCTCGTCTGTCTCAAATAGTTCGCCTTGTTCGTTGTCTGATATAGCCATATTATTTAATATCCAAAGGTTGAGTCTGCTGCTTGAAAGCCTGTCCTGTGTGATACAGGGTTGTAATCCCATAAAGAACTACGTGGTCTAGTCATTATACCATACCTTAAAGCATCGTACAAGTGATCTTCTGCATTTGTATCCACGTCTTCTGGATTCTTTTTATCTAAAGGTATTCCAGGTAGCTGTGCTATCATATTGTTGCAAGAAGAGAAGAACACTAGTCTTGGCTCCTCAGTAAACTCATCTACTTGCAAACGGCGGTGTAGCTCGTTTTTACCTGCTACCCTTGAACCTTTTGATCTATCAGATGGCCTCCAACGCAAGCCTTTCTGATTCATCTGTTCAGCCAATGAAGGGCCAGTGTCTCCACGTTTATGCCACAGGGAGCTATCCAACACACCGTATCTGATATTGTCATCTCGTTCTGCATCTAATATCATATCCGCTAAATCTATTGCTGTAACTCTTGAACAGTATAACTCTCTGTATACTATCAGTTGCTCACTTGGACTCACTGCCAACCAAACAACTCCTGTGTAACTTCCGTATCCATAGTCACATGCCCTAAACCTTGCCCAGCTTTTAGGTATATCATATGGATCTACTACGTGTATTTGTCTGTTAAACTCAGGAAAAGCTGCTCCTTCGTTTACATCCCAGTTCCCTTCTAGTAACTGCTTTCTCTGGTGCTCTGGTAGTGATAGAAGCATGGCTTCGTAGTCACCACTCTCAGCTAAGTAAGGATTATCAAAGAGACTAGCAGGTATAAACCTTCGCTTGAACAGGGGTTCTCCAGCTCTGCTATGCCCTGTTGGAAACTTTAGAACCTCACTAGTCTCTATGTCCGTTGCCCAAAATGGCGTATTAGGCTTTGCTGGGTCAATGAACATCTTCTTTACCCATGAGTGACCAGGGCCACCAGGGTTAGTTGTAGCCCTCATGTACAGGCCTAAGTCTTTGTTTGCAGTACGCAATCTTGAACGCATATAGTTCCACGAGTAGGGGCTGTTCCACTGAGTCAACTCATCGAAAGCTACGTAGTTAAACGCCTGACCTTGGTAGCGCATCACGTCTGTATCTCTATCCAAGTACGACATCCACAATGTGCCGCCTCTTGGTGTAATCCATTGCGACTTACGCTCAGACCACTTTATGTTAGGTATTGCTTTAGGGTATAGCTCTTGGCTTTTCTGTATGAGTTCCCTAAGTTCTTCTGTTGTGTGTCGTACAAGTAGTCCACTAAAGTCTTTATTATTTAAGTTACGTAACGGATCAGCTAGTGTGGCGTAGCTTTTCCCGCCTCCAGCTGCCCCACCATATAGTACCTCACGCTCAGAAGACGCTAGATATTGTGTCTGTGGTCCAGTGTTAGGTTTAAATACGACACTCTGTGCGTAGTCTACGTCATACTCTGGTGGCTTAACTTGCGCTGGGATAGCTTCAGTCTTCTTCGTAGGTGTAGGAGCCTGGTCTTTCTTTTTCGAGGATTTCGATTTGACGTAACGCTTTTTCGAGCCGTTTGGCATACTGGCGTTTAATCGTAGTAATCCGCTTTCGCTTTCTTTCGACATCTAACCTTTTCTTTAACCCATCATGTGTTATGCTTCTACCTGACTGTGTAGTTAGCCACGCAGCTACTTGTCTTAAACTATACTGCTTTACGTGTTTCTTTGCAAGC